TAATTTTATCATTGTCGTCCTTACTTTATCTTTACAGATGCTATTACTACTTTACCCTGTTTCTTTTTTCCATCTACTACTGTTTTTAAATCATTACCACTAAAAACTATCTTTGCTGAAAGTTTTTTACCTTCAATTACAAGGGAGTTATTACCAATTATTTTAAATGGTAGACTTGTTTCATTTTCTATTGCCTCAGCTAAAGCTTGCTCTGCAGTTTCGCCTAGACGCCAATCTTTCCACTTGTTCATCACCCCCTTATAATTCATTATTATCTTCCACCAATTCTTTTATATTGTTTTTTGAAATCAAGTTCTTCATTCTTTTTTTTCTTTTTATCATCCAACTCTTTACCACTTCTTTTATGCTGATGTTCTTGCATTTGAACTGGTTTCAAGTGTTTGACATTTACGTTTTCGTAAGTTTTGTTTCCAAACTTTATGTTACAAAATTCAACTTTACCATCCTCTGTTAGAGAATGCCAAGTTACTTCACCTATACCTTCATTCTTATACTTGGGAGACCCCCAAGTTGCGTGGTGAAATCATTGATGTTGTACTGATTTATTGTACTTATCCATTTTTTGTGTAGGTTGACTCATAGTATTACTCCTGATTAATCTTCTACTTGTTTATATTTTTTACCATTTAATGTTATAATTTTTCCATGGGATTCATCCATATCATCATCAAATTCATCTCCCATATCAGCGAAAGCTGCTGCTTTAGCCCTTTCATCATCCTCGGAATCTCTGTCGAAATCATCTGCGTCAAGACTTTTAGATGTATCTACAGACTTTTTATCATCATCTTTTGGTGATTCTTTATCTGTGTCTTTAGATGTTACGAATGCTCCAGAATCATCTTTTTTATATGTTGGAGCTTGAGGGTCATCTACTTGATTTTTCTCTTTATATTTACCATATCCAATATGAACGTAATCATCATCGTCTTGTGAAGCTTCTTTCATACCGTTCAAGTGTGTGTTTTGCTCTTCTTCATTCATATTATACCAGATTACATCTTGTATTGTAGGAAGTGGGTCACCAAATTTTCTATCCCAAGCATTTCCTTCAACTAACATACTTTTTGCTATTTTTTTATACGATTTTAAAATTTTCTCTGATTTCATCTCAACTATCCTCTCATAATATCATTTATTACTGATTCTACTTTACAATATTCACCACAAGTTCTACCTACTGTTTGTGTTTTATCTACCGATTCATTTACACCATCTGGATACATAAAAGCTCCATGTGTAGATGGGTTAGAAACAAAATCAAAAGCGATTAACTCAAAGTCATCACCAACTTTCATTACATCTCCATCTGCTTCACTAACTTGTTCTACTGAACCCATACCCCTAGATGAAATACCTAATTTAATACCTGACTTAAACAATTCTTTTAGAATGTTTCCACTAGGTGTACCTAATACTTCAACAGTGCCTAGTAAATTATCACCTTCCCAATGCATATCTTTAATATTATGAGATACATTTTGTAAGTTAACAACTGAAGATTCTGGATGGTCTAATTCACCCATAGCTCTTCTTTGTGCTATAAATTCTTTTGTGTACTTTTTAGCTTCACGTTGTAAAATCTCACGAGGGTAAACTCTACCATTTTGATTTTTAGCTTCAGCACGTTGTAATACACCACGAACAATTAATTTTCCATTGTTTTCTTTCATGGATTCATTAATTTGTTCTGGTTTTATTTCAAATGGTAAGTAATCTACTATTAAGTTCTTCACATTTAGCTCCGTATTTTTTTTTAATTTATAAGATTAGTAAAGTTGACCGACTTTATTTGCTAACTTAACTAACCTTTCACTAATTTTTTTCATTGCACCATGAGTTCGTTTCCAATAAGTTGTAGAATCAACTCCTACCTCGTTCTTCAATCTCACATTCATCTTAACAAGTTTATCTAACTCGTTTAATTTATCTCGAACTTCTCTCATCGAGTAACCAATTTTTTGTTTTGCAGATAGAGATTCATCATTTCTGTAATTATGATAATGACCTTCATTTACATTCTCAAGTTTCTTATCAACTTGTTTTGCTTTAGATACACCAACTCTATTGACACTTAGAATATTTTTAGCTCCACCTTTTAATGATTTTGCAACCATCATCTTTGCAACACCTTTTGAACCTGCATTAACTATTATACTACCAATAGTTGTCTTTACGTGAAATATACCTTCTTTTACTTTCATATATCCACCTGATTGTGCTATTCTTTTTTCTTTTTCTTTATCTTTTTTCTTTTTAGGTTTTGATTGAAATGCATAAGGTGTTCTTGGAGGACCTTCACCACCATCTATAGCACCAGTTACTGATACTTCTTCAAGTTCTTTTTTAATAAGTTCTCTAATTACTGCTTTAAGTTGTTCAATCTGTGTGGACATTTTCTATCTCCTTAACAAGTTCATAATATCTCATAAGTGTTAAAACTTGTTTTTCATTAACTACTTTACCTTTAGTTAAATTAACAATTTGATTAACAGCTTCTGTTAATTTTATTTTTGTAATTGTATCAGTAATATTAGGTAAATGTGTATTTAATATTCCTTTAATCGTTTTAACTTCAGTATTTACAAACTCTCTTAAAGAATTTGTATTACTGATATTATTTATGTAACTTTTAAGTAGATTTTTTTGAGATTCATTTAAAGATTTATATTTAGTATTAAACTTATCTACTAATATTTGATATGCTAATAATCGTAAATCATCATCTTTTTTCTTAAACTCACTCAAAACTTTATCTTTAACTTGTTTTTCTGTAATTTTATTATTCGTGATGTGTTCTAAAATTGTATGTTTAGAAGTTGTTGATTCTTCTGGATTGTAAGTATCGTCTGTAGTTTCTGATTGAAATGTATTATATATAGAAGCAAATAATCTATAATTAGTAATACGACCATTAAAAAAATCTACTGAGTTGTAATTTTCATTAATGTCTTTAATTAAATTATATTTTTCATTACGTAATTTAGAATTACTGAGTTTCTTTCTTGAGTCCACTACTGCTTCTAATAAATCTCTGGCTCTACTTTCAGACTGATAGTGTTTTTCTGATAGAATACGGTAAAATTGTAACTCTTTACCTAATTCTGTAGTTTCATTAAAATATTTTTTTACAATTTTGACAGTTTTTGTGCTTTTCCCGGCTAATACATCTGCAGTTATCTGTCTTGTTAATAATTCAAAAAGAATACCGGTATTCTTTATTTTAGAATGCTTTAATTTTCGAGCCATTATATAATACTCCATTTAATCATATATTTAGTCATAAATAAATATAAAGTTAAGTAATAATTATTCATTTGAAGTATCTTTAGTTAAAGAAGTTACCTCATTCTTGTATTCTTCTTCAAGTTCAGATGTTTCAGTTATTATTTTAGTGTCTGTTTTGTTAAATTTCATTGCTTTTTTCAATCTATCATAGTGAGCTAGTGCTAAAGGTCTACCATATTTAGGAGCTCCACTACCACCTTTTCTCATATCGTGAGAACCTAATGGGTCTCTACCTCGTGCACTTCCATCTTTACCATGATGAGGTACTTCTTTTGGTCTACCAGCTCCTTCAAATCCACCTTCTGGTGCTCCACCTTTGTCATCTAACTCGTGACCTGTTCTACCCATAGCTAAATCTGCTGGTGTTCCTTGTGCTTCACCACTCTTTGCGGGGTCATTACCTTCATTCTCAATCTGAGAACGTCTAAATTTTTGTTTATAATCAAAAGCTATTTGACTATCTTGTTCTTTAACGTCTTCATCTGTAAATCCAAATATGTTTTTATAAATCCATTCTGAAGAAACTAAACCATCTTGTAGCATTGAAGAAGCTAAACTTGTTTTATTATTCCATAGTTCAACTTTTTCCTGTTCATAAATTGTAGATGGATTAGTTAATTCTAATTCAAAGTTTACTAAATCTGCATCTTGATAACCTTGTGCATATAAATGAACTATAGCTATCTTAGTTAGTTCTGATATAGTTATTCTTTGTATTCTTTCGATAGTTCTTGCAAACCTTACATCCTCTGCTGCTAAAGTAGCTTTTGAACCTACTGATTCATCAAATCCTAAGAAAGCTTTAGGTATACGTAGTGAAGATAGTAGTTTGTTCTTTAAATACTCTATATCTTCTGTAGCCTCATAAGTCAAACCTGGAAGAGAATCAATATTAGTTCCACTATCACTACCTCTTACAGGTAAAAAGAAATCTTCTGTAATGTTCTGCATATTATATCGTAAATTATAATCTCCAGTATCTTCATCTACAACAGGAGCTTTTTTCATTTTATTAATAACTTGTTGCATATAATTATCAACTTCAGATGGTGGTATGTTTCCAATATCTAACTTGAAAATTCTTTTCTCAGGTGCTCTCATAATTCTGTGAATCATCATAGCATCTTCCATTAATGTAACTTGTTTCCAAGTTTTTCTACCACCTTCAATTTGTGATTTACCATATGGTAAGTAATTTGAATCTGAAAGTAATCTGAAGTGAGCTACTTCATAATTTTCTAATTCTTCTCGTGTGGCAGAACGTTCTGCTTTATATCTATGTTCACTTGTTGTTGATTCAATTAAAAATTTTACGTATTCTGGATTATCTGGGTCCATTCCTTCTATACGTGAAGTATCATATACAGATAATGGGACTACATTGGTAATACCATATTTATCATCAATTTCTAATTTCAAAAAGAAGTCACCATATTTACACATATTACGGACCCAAGGCCATAAATTAAATTCTATATTAACAATATCATAAAATAAATTATGTAAAATTTCTTTAATTTGTTTATTATCTGTTTTAATTTCTAAAACATCACCATATTCTGATTTCATAGTAGATTCGTCTGCATATATGTCTAATGCTGAAGAAATAATTGCATCAGCATCCATAGATTCGTAATCTTTAAAAAGATTCAATCTCAATGATTTAGTCATTAATGCATCAGAATATCCACTTAATCCTACTCCAGTGAATATCTTTTGATATCTGTCAATTAGATTACTTTTCTTATACGCCTGTGTACGACTTGTATCGGAAACTCTTAATTTTTTTCCACCTACATTTCTAACAATCACGTTTGTTGAAAATAGTCGCTGTAATCTACTTCTTAACCTTGTATCAGCCATTTTATACCTCTTTAATTAATTAACCATTCTAGTGATTCTTTTTTGTTACCTACGTCTATTTTCCAAGAATCATTTTGGTTATTTGTTGGTGTATAGACTCCTTGATTGGATGCTATACTACTCATTGCTTTTTTCTGTAATTCTATGCCTTCGGCTCTTAATCTGAGAGCTGTTTCTCGTATCCATAATCCCATAGCGTAAGACATTACCAAGTCATCATTATATCCACTCATTGCTTCTGCCCTACTACCGTTATATATAAATACAAACAACTCATCTATTAATCTTTGTGAATAAACTGTTACTGCTCTTTCTCTAAAAAATTCTTCTAACTTAGACACAACTAATGGTCTTGTCTTAGAAGTTATTGTAAATCCTGGTATGAGTTGTTTTTCAGTTCTATTAATTTTATTATTAATTTGTCTGTGAACATCTACCACTTGTAAATCTTTACTCATATAAAATA